CCAAGATTTCTGATTGCAGAATGTTTGCCAGCTCTGTTACAGCATCCAAACCGTGTACGGCTTTAAGATCCTGAGCAAGTTCTGTTGTGTATTCTGCTTTCAATGCGCGTGATTTTGCCGTTACGGCAACTTTCTCGATTGAGAATGCCATTTCAGCAAATCCTGCACCTACACCGTCGCCCAATGCTTCGGCAGCTGCTGTTGTCATACCTGTACCAGTATTAGCAGATGCAGCGGAACCAGTGGAACCTGCAGATGCACCAGTACCTGAGAAGCCTGTTGCTGCTTCGTTGTAGAATGCTTCGTCACCAGCTTGGCTGGTGTAATGCGAACGCATTGCGAAGATCAAGCCTGTTGGGCCTGTCATAGGTTGAACACCAGCAATGTCATATGCCATCAAGTTTGGCATAGCACGGCGTACCAATGAAATCAGGATAGGATCGTAACCTGCAACAGGACCTGCTGCAGTTGCGCCTGAACTGAAACCTGCGCCCGGTGCGGAACCTGCAGCATTGGTTGGTGCGGCTTCTGACAACAAGGAGCTCATGCCCACTTGTGTGTCGCCTGACTCCATAAGAGCCTTTTCTGTGTTTTCAAGAATTGTAGCTGTTACGCTTTTCTTGTGCTGATCGGCGATTGGTGAAAAAGAATCGTGCTCAAGAATTGGGCCCCACTTCTCCACAAGCGCTTGATAGTTTGACTGAGTCATATCTGTCTATCTCCTTGTTTTGGTTTTCTTCTGGATATATTTATAAAAGTTATTATTTCAAATGTGTTTTAGCGTTAAGAGCCTCGACGAGAGCATTAACTGTATAATGATCTGATGCAGGTTTAGCTACAACGGTATCTTCTACAATGATTTCGTCTTCCTCAACATTAGCATCTTCCGTTACGGCTTTTGCTTCTGCAAAGAATGATTCCTTAAGAGTGTTAAGGTTTGCGGTATACTCTTCGATGTTATTAAAATCGAGCTTTTCAGCAAGAACCTTCATTCTTTCCTGTTGGGTCAGAGTAAGATCCTCAGTGACTTCTGCGAACACTTTTCCGGCTTGCAAAGAAGTGATCTCTTTTTGCAATGCAATATTCTCGTCAATACGAGTATTTGCATCAGTTTTCAATCCTTCAACTTCTTCTTCAAGTTCAGCAACAACATCAACGGTATCTTCGTTGATTGCAATATTGTGCTCTTCAAAAAGTCCTTTCAGACCGTCCATCAACGACTCTGCCATTTCAACCTTAATACCGGCTTCGATAGCAACTTCGTTTTCTGTCATCCACTCTTCTACAACATAGTCGAGATAGGAATCTAGGTTTTCAACAAGGCCATTGACAGTTGAGTCAATTGAAGATTTCATTTCTTCATCAAGCTGTGTTGAATATTCTTCATTCATTTTGGCAGCTTTTGCCGCAGCACTTTCATTTACTGCTGCTTCAAATACCAAAGTTACTTTTGATTTAAACTCTTCAGAAAGATCCATGCCTTCAAACATTGCTGAGATTGATTCGTCAAGTTCAACGACTTCTTCTACAACAACTTCTGCATCAGCAGCTTCTGCATCTTCTTTCATTCCAGGTGTTACTGCTGCAACTTTTTCAGGTGTTGGATCAACCTTCTTTGCTACATCAGCCTTGTGTTTTTTTGCCGTACCGCCTTTTGGTGTAACAGGATCTTCAACTGAAGAAACACCATCGTCGGCTACAAACTTTTCTTGTAGTTCATCTGACATGCTTACTACTCCTTTTGTTATATTCTTTATACCTAATATTTATAATTTTCATTTTCTGAGTGATTCGATAAACTTATTCAACATAGCAGCTGCTTTTGCTTCATCAATCCGCTTGACAACTGTCTTATATTGTGTTTCAACTTCTTGTTGAATTTCTAGTTGAACTTCTTCTTGAACTTCTTCTTGAACTTCTTGTTTAACTTCTTGTTGAAGTTCTTCTTGAGGTTCTTGTTTAACTTCTTCAATAACTTCTGGTTTAGATTCTTCTTTAACTTCTGGTTTAGATTCTTCTTTAACTTCTGGTT